ATTACCGTTTTTTTTCCCACCGCCGCCACCACCACCAAGACAAGTAAGCCCAGAAAATGTGCTGTTACCGCCCGAAGTTCCCTTATTTGTAGATGTTGCACCAGCCCCACCAGCACCAACAGTCAAAGGAATTGCGCTACCAGCGACAAGCCCAATGTTCTGTGCAAAATAACTACCTGCACCACCGCCACCACCGCCACTACCGCCACCACCAGCACCGCCAGCAAGCATGACTAGATCTACAGCAAAAATGCCCGAAGAAAACTCCACCCAATCGCTACCGTCATGATAGGTGAGCGTGTCAGTGTCATTTAACCACGCAAACTGGCCCTCAACCGGAGCCGTAATCGCTGAGCCACGCGCAGCAGTCCCAGCAAACACCAGAACACCCTGGAGGAGGTAATCGTTGATTAAGTCTTCCGTCAAAATCTCACCGGCAATAAACTCGCGGTATCCGCCTGCAGCCATTAGAAATCTCCCCAACTAGTCGTATAAACCGTCAAAGTATCAGTGTCCTTCAAGAAGGCGAACATCCCCTCGCTCGGAGAAGTAATCGCAGCATCCCTAGCCGCCGCATCCGCAAACACCATAATCATCTGATCCATCATGTAATCCTGGACTTCTGAGGCGAGAAGCACACTGCCATTCTGAAAAACCTTGAACCCAGCACCAGCCAAAATCCACGCCTCCTAGAAACCAAGAACGCCTGGAGCGCCCACACCTATTGTACCGAATACCGAGTCGCCGATGACGAACAGTGAAGTCTGCAAAGAACCAACACCCACAGTGATGATGTGGTCTTCAGGTGAGATCTGGTGATTGATTGAGATGACAAGGCCATAACGCTCAATGGCTGGCGCAATACCGTTAGGAGTGAACTTCACCTGAATCACAGAGCCCATGTCTAGGCCAAACATTGCAGCTTTCTGGGAGCTGTTCAGGTTAGCCATATCCACTGCAATCCGCGCAAACCGGTAATCCGGCTCCCCATACCGGCCAACCAGGAAGTCTGCGTAATCCTCAACCTGTGTCAGCGTAGACAGCAAGGTTTGCACATCCCTATCCAGGATGCCGTAGCGAGTCTGTGACAGCGCGTTATTAGATGTTGCAGTGCCAGCGTTAGAGGACACTGTTATCTGGTTGTAGAGCTCCTCAGTGCCATACTCCACCAGTGCTGGTGCAAAGGGAATCCCTGTGCCGTCATCAGCAAACACTGTCACATTGTCTGTGGTAGGTGTGGAGAGCCGGTCTTTGAAAGCGACCCTGCCCTGCTTGTCAATGAACAGCAGACCACCCTCCGAGAGTTCCACCTGTTGCAGGTAGGTGAGAGCGTTGCCTTCAAACACATCAGCTCCAAGTGTGGAAGCCCCAGTGTCAATGTTGCGCTCACTGACAGGCCAGTCCACTGTGGGCATGTTCAGGACAGCTGTCACCCTGTCACCGGAAGATTGCAGTGTTGCGGTCCCAGCTGTCAATACCTGTTGTGCAAGGAAAGTCAAACCGTCAGAAGCTTGCAACTCTGCAACAGACTGACCGGAAACATCGTAGCCAAGGTTCCAGTCCGTAATCTTGCCCACATATTGTGCTGTACCGTCAGCGAGCACTCGCACATCACGCCTGGGGACAATGTTGCCGGCGAAAGGTGAAGCAGCGAACAGCGGATCGAAAGCCCTGTCAGTGTTATTGAACTCCACACTCAAAGTGCCAGCGTTGAACCGGTCCAGGTCGCGGTTCTTACCCCTGGCAATACTTATAGATCTAACCCTTGAAGTGACATCCTCAAAGCTGACACCACCAATAGTGAACTCTGTGGAACCGATGAGACCTGCAACAGGATCGTCAAGGGTGAAAGACTTAGAGAGGCCAAGCTCAACTGTTACCGCCATTAGGCGCTCGCAAACACTGGACCGCTAGTGCGCTCAAACTTCTTGATCAGAGAGACAATCTGCGCGCCAACCGCAGCCCCGTTAGTTCCCATACCTGCGTTGACTGTGATGTTGTAAGTGTTGCCACCAAGCGCATCGTTAGGCGTAATCCTGCCACCGCCTGATGAAGGTGTGAACAGCTCTGGCCCCATCTCGCCCACAAGGAAAGAGTTGCCGGAAGCCACAGGCCCACCACCAGCACGCCTATTCCGGCCACTTGTAGTGGCAGCCTGCTGCTGAAGGAAGTCCTCAATCAAAGCCTCAAAGTCAATCCCAATGAACTTGCCACCAGCGAATAGTGCACCAAGGTCTTGAGTCACACCCTTGCCGCTAAGCAAACTGACAAGCTCATTCAACAGATATAGACCTGAGTTCAATCTTTCAAGCTCGGTGTTCAAAAGTTCTAAGCCACCGATAACTGACTGAGCTGTTAGATCTAGAAGGAACTGTCCGAGGTCAGATTCAATGAAGCGGATTACCTCATCAGCAATCATCATGAAGTTCTCGCCCAGCCTTGCCACATTCTCCTGGAACTGCTCGTCATTGATTAGATCCATGATGGATGGCATTACAGCATCGGCAAGTTCACCAATCTTGGTGGCGACAGCTTCAACGGCTCCGAAGATAGTGTCAAAGACTTGCTCAATCTGTGGACCGTTCTCCTCCATGAAAAGTGCAAAGTCTTCAAGGTAAGGATTGATTCTGTCAAGAAGTTCAGTACCAATAGCGATGAGACTGTTCTTTGTCGTTTCCATCGCCTTATTGAACTTGAACTCTGAAGTCTCAGAGACAATATCCAGCGCATCCCCCATGATGCCGATACCGTCAGTGGCTTGCGCAATGATGTCAGTGTTTGTCTCAATGTTCGCACCAGTCAAAGAGAACGCTGCGCTGAGTCCTTCAATAGATCCAATAACTCTAGAGAAGTCTTCCTCATTGTCACCGAAAGCATCACGCAGTTTCACCAGTGTTGCAAGGAAACCTTCACTCTCAATGGAGTCACTAACCTCCTGGCTGGTAAACCCATACTCAGCCATCATGTCTGCAGCTTCTTTAGTGGGCTTCAGGAAAGCCTGCATAGCACCGCGCACACCAGTCACAGCTTCAGAAGCGTTTAGACCACCCCTAGTGAGAGCTGCGATAAGTCCTGTGGTCTCCTGGAAAGAAACACCAAGCTCTGCCGCAATCGGGATAACCCTGCCGAGAGACCCTGCGAGCTCCTCCGGTGCAAACTGACCGAGCTTTACAGCCTCAGCCAAAGCATCAACAGCTTCAGTACCAGACAAGAGTGAAGGACCGTAAGTGTTCATGGCTGCTGTTGCTGCGTTAGCCAGCGCACCCATGTCACCGAGGCCAATAGCTGCACCAATAGCTGCCGCTTCAAGAACCTCTGTAGCCTCAGCTCCACGCAAACCAGCAGAAGTAATGAAGAAGAGTGCCTCAGCAGCTTCATTAGCGGAAGTGCCGTAAGCCGGACCTAACGCTAAAGCCGCCGCCTGCAACTCATCGGTCTCAGCTTTCGACAGTCCCACCAAACCTTGAATCTTGGCAAAGGAGCTCTCAAACTGTGCAGCCTCACGCACAGACACCACAGCCACAGCAGATATAGCAGCAGCTGCAGCCCTACCAACCTCCACAGCAAAGTTACTGAAGTTAGCTAAAGCCTTCTGAGCGCCCTGCAAACCGCGATCATCAAACTTTGTAACCAGAGGAATGAAAATAGCCATTAGCGTGCCGCCCTTAACCTTGCAATCTGTTGTGTTGCATCCTGCATATACTTTTCAATGGCACGCTTCCCAAGCCCCTCAATGCCCTTGTAACGCTTAACAGCCGAATCGAATACAAAGTATCCTGCCTTGCCTTTGATGGGCTTAGCTCGGCGTATACCGGCGTTGAAGGCCTTTCCCTGCCCTGACACCCTGTGCTGGAACCCTGGGATGCCGTTTCTTTCGTAAACTTTCGTGAACTTGGACCCTGGCCTGGTGCTGTTACCGGCAAGCTCCGCATAATCAAAGCCGATACCGCCACCAGTCCGGCTCCCACCAGTGAACTTCATGGCCAGAATCCTTGTGCTCCCACCGCGAGCCCTACCAGGCGTGAAAGAAACAGAAGCTTTAGGCACACCAGCCCACCTGGTCACACCGTTATGATTCATGCCAGACAGTGGAGGGGTTGCAGGAACATCCCCAGCGATCTCCGAAGCAACCGGAAGAATAGAAGCGCGCATGTCAGCGCGGACCTTATTAGCAACCTTGCGATCCATATCGCGGAGAATGTTGCCAACCTCAGAAAGACCCTCAACGCGCATCTCAGTAGCAAGCAAGACAGACTCCAATCCTGCTTTCTATTCTATCGCTTGCGCTTGCGTGGCCTCTGGGCTGCCTTCACCCTTGCCTCCAAAGCGCGTTGCAGAGTGAACAGCATGCGAGGTGTCAAAGCCAGAAGCTCATTAGGGCTTATGCCGGTCTCAACAGCGATATTAGCGATGAGCCAGTGCGCGGAAGAATCCCCTAAGCCCTCTAGCCTTTTGGGTTGCCAGCCTCCACCTTATCCACAGTCTCAACCCACTTCTCAAAAGTGTCCTTAGTCTGACCGGTCCGCTTCAGAACATGCCAGGCAAGGTACAGAAGGTGAGTGATTTTGACCTCAGAGTTCAAGCGAGCAACGCTCAAATCAAAGTGAGACTCAAAGGCCACCAGGTCAGCAGCAACACCAGTGACCTCTGTGGAGGTTCCATCAAGCAATGTGACAAGAAGATTGAAGTTCATGTCACAGATACTACCTTATTTAGACAGTACCCCTGGTGATTGCACCATCAACCGGCCAAGTGACATCCATAGTGGCGAGATCGCCCACATTGGAAGCAAAGGGAGTTGTCTGGGTCACAAGCGCATTGAAGCGGAACTCAGGATTGGCGCTGCCAACAGCGCTACTGGTAGGCCTGATGGTGATTGCTACAGTGCCACCCAGGTTGGTGAACAGGGTGCTGTCAACCGAGCCCACCGTAAAGTCCTGGTGGAAGCTGAGAGTCAAAGAAGCATCCTGAAGTCCAGCAATATATCTGCGCGCAGTGTTGCCAAAGCTGGTGATCTCCAGTTGCTCCCTTGAGATGTCAAGAGTGGCTGCGGCAAGGCTGGTAGAAAAATCAACCGAGTTGATCCTAATGTCGTAATCTGTAGCTGAAAACTTCGCCACAATGTCTCCTTAGTCTGCGTAAACTATGGCCGCAAACTCTGCTGCCAAGTATTGTTGCTCCCCTAATGTTATCGCACCAATGTTAGTCATCTCTTGAAGCTTCACATCAAAAGCGTGACCGCCAAGGGTCTTGTCCGATTGCAGGGCAGTCTTCACACCACCTGCACCTGTGGAGGCGTAAGCGTTCAATCTCTGCTGTGCGAGGCGCTCTGCTACCTTGCCCACAATGACTGTGATGGTGAAGTTGTAAAGTACCAAGCCACCCTGAAAGGCCTGATCATAAGTCACATTATTTAGCTGGACCACAGCGATAGGTGGGTTTGGTTGATCTGGGAGCTCCGCGCTAGTGCGTAAGCCGGAGATAGTTGCCAGATTAGTAGCAAGACCATCCCTAATGTCTGTGATACTCACGCGAGGAACATCCTTCTAAACGGCATGAGCAGGGCTTGGATGTCAGGATCCACAGAACCGACTCTCATAACACCTAGATCTCCGAAGCCCATGACACCTGTTGGTGAATCGTAACGCTTGAACTGGCGCATGGAGAGGATGATGGTGGCCTGCCGGATTGCTGTAGGAACAGTGGCGAATCCGAACACACCCTGGACTTGCACACTGGCCTCATTCGCGTTGACATTGCTTGGCTCATAGATGGGGAATAGATACTCACCCACAGCCTTGATCTGCGTGAAAGGTGAAGCAATACCACCAGCCCTGCCATTCAAAGGATTCAGCTGATAATCGGTAGCAGACCAGGTTGTCGAGAACACTCCAGAACCGTCACTGTCAGT